TGCGAGGGCTTGGAATAGTCTGCTGGCCTTGTCGTCTGTAGCCGGAGTCTGGTCCGTATCTTCATCATTGGCCATAGGTTGGATCTGAGAGCCAGCTTGTGGCGGTGGAGCAGCTTCAGGCGCCGGTGGGGGTGCCGCTGCGGCAGCTGCCTGCTGTTGCTGCATTGCAGCTTTCTCTTCAGGAGACATGTACTGCTCGATACCCTGCTCGTTCTGGATCTCCATGTCCAGCTCTTCCATCTCAGAGTCGCTCTGTTGGAGAACGTTCTTTCTAACCCAGGCATTTGAGTAGTAGCGGCCAACCTGATCTTGCATCATGTTTCTGGCAAGGTTGACTCTGTTCTGCATAACTTCAGCGTCTTTGAGCTCGGTAAAGTAGTTGTCTTTAGCGAAGTCAAACTTGATGTCCTGCTGGATATTATCCCAGTCTTCGATAGACATGATCTGCTTGAGAACCAGCTGCTTCTCCAGCATTCTGGTGAATAGGACAGCGAACTTGTTGCGAAGCCTGATAACAAAGCGAGCGAACTTTAGCTCGTCTCTCGTTACCTCGGTGGCGCGACCAAGTGAGAACAGTGCGTCTGAGTTGAGGCGATTGATAGGAACGTTAAGAGTCCCATACAGCTTCTTCTGGAAGTAGAGGACGTCGTCCATCTGACCGAGGGTCTGACCGCCAGGAAGAGTTGTAACTTCTGTGCCGCGACCACCTTCACGACGAGGAAGCCAGTAGTCTTCCAGCATCGTTAAGAACTTGCGATCGTCGCGTACTTCGCCGGTCGCGCCGTCATATATCAGGCGATTCTTATGCTTGACCATGATGTCGCGGAGGTACTGCTCAGCCTTCATCTTTGGGAGGTTACCGACGTCGATATACCATACGCGGCGTTCTGGAGCACGAGCTAGGCGATAGATAACCAAGGCATCTTCTAGAGTTCTTAGCTGGTTCAGGGCCTTAATAGCCTTATGCATGTAGCCGAGAACCATCGTTCCTTGAGTATCTGTTAGGCCTGACGTGACGTGGATGATCGAGTCGAGCGCGATCTTTAGACCAGAAGTTGCGGGACCAACGGTCTTGTTGCCGTAGTTGAATCCCTTGTCGTTGAAGACGTAGTACTCGTTCTGAACTTTTTGAATTGAGACGTCATGCAGGTCATTGCCAGACCTTGCTTTTCTCTTGGTGATCTCGCGGATCTTTCTGATCTTACGCGGATCGACATACCTGATCTCTTTAATACCGGCTCTGGTATTGTTCTTATCGATCATGATATGGTAGTACAGGCGACCATCAACGTACCAGCGACGGTAGATCTCATATGCATGTTTCTGGAAATCAAGGATGTTGAGACAGTTGGCGAACTCGTCGCGAATCATCTTCTTCAGATCTTCGCTGATCTTAACGTTGTCTAAGTTGATGGAGACGATAGTCTTCTCGTCGATAGATAGTGTCTCATTAACGATCTCGTCAATGGCTGCGTCGCACTCAGGCTGAAGCGACATCTCGCGGTACTTAGTGACAAGCTCGGCTTCAGTTCTTACAGTGCCGTCAAGATCAACGTAAGTTCCAAACGAAGCGCCCGCTGCAACTACAACAGCCCCGTCTTCCTGCTCTTTAGGAGTGAATGACGGGATCTGATCTTGCTCTACTTTTCTTTCAAACTTGAAACCAAATAATTCCATTTAAGTACTCCAAAATGAGATGGGGCCTGTATTAAGAGAGCCCCTTCTCGAAATAATATATCAAGAGGCTACTATATCTACTTATTAAGTAGATACTGGTGTAGTAGCTTGTCCTGCGTAAGCGTTAATAGACTCATTGACCGGTAGCCAGTAATCGTAAGCGAACGTTACACCAAATGTTTCGATCTGACTCGCTGAGTCCCAGTTCAGTGTGATCGCGTCAACTGCAGTTGGGAAAGCACCGATGATGTCATACTGACGAATAGCAGTCCCATCTTTGCCGTACTGGATAACACTTAGGTCGCTTTTATATGAGTTCTCATTGCCCGAGTAAGTTGCGTCGCGAATATTAGACTCGAGGCGATTAAGTGAGTTAGACCACTTCTCAAACATTGAGCGAACTAAGAAGTCTTCGTCGTTCATGATTGTAACTGACCAGTCGGTGAATGTTCTATCGCCAGCCACATTGATCTTACGACCAAAGTAACCAACTGGGATTGGAGCTATAGATGCCGCCGGCAGCTGAGCCGCCGAGCAGGTGAATCTAAACTTATCTGCAGACGATTGGTCTGCCCCGACGCCGTCCGGAACTCTGAGGAAAACCTCGAAGAGTGCTGGACGGGCGCCACCTAATGTCAGACCCCTTGATTTGAAGGTGCTGATATTGAATCCTGAAGCCATTATTATTACTCCTTGCTGCTCTTTTTATTTATTAGAACTTACCAACGATTTCTGAGAACTGAACGCCGGTTCTAACAGCTACGAAGTTAAGCTGGATGTAATTGATCGAGCGGGCAGGTTTGATGTAGATGTCTCCAATAAATCTGTTGCCGTCAATGACTTCGGCCGTGTTGTTAGTTCCGTCACAGACAACTAGGAAGTCTGTGATACCGCGGCGACCCTGAATGTCTCTTAGGTATGGATTAACAAGTGCCTTGAACTGCGCTCTTGTGAAGTCATCGTTGAACTCGAAGAGGAAGAACTTAGCAGCAGTTGCAATTGCTTTCTCTAGGACGATGAATAGACGACGAACGTTGATGTGGTCGAATGCCGATGGTTTGGTCTGACAGGTCTTATCACCAAATAGAACCGTACCTTGACCTGGGAATGTAACTACTGGGTTGACACCCTTTGGATACATAACATCTCGGTCGGCTTTAGCTGGATTAAAGCGAAGCTTAACTAGGTTCTTAATCTGACCGCGATTAAAGCCAGCTGGTGAATACCAAGGATCGCGAGTATTGTCAGTTCTCACACAGAGGCCGGCAACGTCGCCGTTCATTGGGATCCAGCGATAGACGTCGTTGTAGCGATCGTACTGGTACTTATAGCCAGAATCCATCACTGCGTATGAGCTGTCGTGGACTGCACCGCGCCAGTTAACAATAGCAGTTGACTCAACACCGGCGTTAGATCTAATCAACGCGTCGTCTGGAGAGATGAGAGCGATACAATCTTTTCTCGCTTCGCAGATGTTGTCGATGATATAGTTGGCTAGGTTGTAGTTCTGGACAGTCATGCCGTTAACTGAGGTTGTACCACCGCCTGCAGGCTTACCCTGCATAACTAGAGATACGTCTACAGCTTCAGTTGATCCAAATAGATCATAACCCGTTGCTAAACAAGCTAGTGAAGCTGTGGCTTCTCCGTATCCGTCTTGACCATTCTGGAAGTTGACTGAGTAAGGTGTACTGTTTGTAGAAGGTGAAAGGCTGGCTGCAGAATTAGATGTTGCAGTAGCGCGGTCGTTACCCCACCAGATATATCTAGATGAGTCGTTGATGATCGATGCATAGTAGTTTGATGCACCGCCCGTTGTTAGAGAATTAGTAGCTCTTGACAGACCTTCGAATGTTTCTAGAATGGTTCCTGGAGTACCGGTAAATACGCCACCGTTGTCAACAACCACTACGTGAAGTTGGTCAACTACTTGACTGTTACCATACGCCGACTGATAGTCAGATACGATTGGAGCCTGTCCAACAACGGTCGAATACTGCCATCTGCGATTGATGTTAACAGTCGTGCTGTTCCCATTAACTGTGTTACTAACAACCAAAGATGTTGGGAGCTTAGACGAAGATGTAAAATTAAGAGCTACGTTTGAACCATTTACGACTGCACTTGAAATCTGCATCAATTGGACGCCAATTTCGCTGTTGCCAAGCGTTACAAGGTCTCCTACTGCAAAGCTGGCAGCTACCGTAACCGCGAAAGAAGCTGCGTTTGCTCCAGTAAATGCAATGTTTGCGGCGCTTTCACCAAAAGCTATTGACACGGTGCCGTAAGCATTAGCTACCCCAACCCCACCATTAGAGCTGTTATACTGAAATAGATTTACGTTTGAGCTATAGGCGTTTGGAGTATCGCAGACTGAAACGCGAAGTGAGTTACCATACGCCCCCGCATACTTAGCAACCCATTGAACCGACGAGTTAATAGAGGAGGTGTAGCTTCCATTAGGGCTTCTAACCACATCACTGTCGTAGTCAGATTTATTCTTAATTGAAACAAAATTAGTAACGGTGTACTTAACTTCTGAAGTTGTCGTCAGCCAAGTAGTGTTGGCCGCAGAGCTAACGCCCTTGATCTGAAATGTATTACTAAATA